AACTAGATGCTCAAATTAAACGTGAAAAAATAGAGGCGGATTTAAAAGTACAAGATACAAAATCAGCTATTGAACTGCAAGAATTAGAACAAAAGTCAAAAGTTGATGCAGAAAAGAATTATACTGAACTTGTTAAAGTAGTTCGGGAGACTAGAAAACAAAATGGAGAAAAATAATGCGCGATTATTACGACAGTGATAAGTATCCATCCCCTTCACCTAAGAAAGCGAAAGCAGCCCCTAGCTTTCCTAGTGTGAAAGATGATACTAAAACAAAGTCTGTAGAAGCAGGCGCTTGCTTAGATGAGCCTGAAAAGGCAAAAGTAAAAGCTGCTTATGGACAAACTAAAGGACTTCTTTGGTATCGATCTATTAAGTAATTAATGGATTATATCATGGCAACGGAGCATTTGCTTCGTAAAATTCGAGAGAGAAAAGATGCTCTCTCGCAAACACTAGCTGCAGGAAGTATTGAAGATTTTGAACAATACCAAAGAGTAGTTGGTGAAATAGCAGGCTTGAGTTTCGTTGAACAGGAAATTCAAACCTTACATTCTAATATGGAGGATGCATATGACTAGCAAAACTGTTCCAGACAGAGTGGTAAATTTTGGAAGTGATTCTGATGGGGTAATCCCCCCACCAAAAGAAGGAATTACTCCTGAAAATTTAGACACTCATGCAGACAAGTTACCACGTCCAACGGGGTATCGTGTCTTAATATTACCTTTTACCTTACCTGAAGTTACAAGAGGGGGAATCCACTTAGCAAAAGCAACTCTTGACAAAGAACGTATTGCAACTGTTGTTGGCTATGTTGTAGCAATGGGACCAGACGCTTACGGAGATATGAACAAATTCCCTGAAGGCGCTTGGTGTAAAGAAGGTGATTGGGTTATCTTTGGTAGATATGCAGGAGCTCGTTTTCAAATAGAGGGGGGCGATATGCGCCTTTTAAATGACGATGAGATTCTAGCTACTATAGATGATCCCGAAGCAATTTTATCATAACAATAACCACATGGAGGAAACCATGCCAGAAGAAGCAGAAAAAATAGAATTAGAACTTCCCGAAGGGGAAGTCGACATTCATGCTGCGGATGTAGATGATTCGATTAAAGATGAAGTACCCGTAGAAGATGTCAAAAAAGATGAGTTAGACGAAGTTACTGACTCTGTACAAAAACGGATTGATAAGTTAACTTACAAAATGCGAGAAGCAGAAAGACAGCGAGATGAAGCTGTTAATTATGCTCAAAACATTACTCATAGCAATACTCAATTAAAAGAAAAATTAAAGAATTCCGATTCTTCGCTTTTCAAAGAGTACGATAATAGGTTACAATCGGAGATTGATAAAGCCAAAATAATTTTAAAAGAGGCAAATGATGCAGGTGATACAGAGGCTGTTGTAAATGCAACCGAGAAACTTTCGCGAGCTAGTGCTGAAGCAGAGAACCTTAGAAGGTTATCCGCACAACAGCATGTTAGACAGCAAAAACAATCGCAAGAAGTCCCTGTTCAACCGTATCAACCTACTTTACAACCTCAAGCGGCGGGTCCTGACCCAAAAGCTGAGGCTTGGGCTAAAAATAACGAATGGTTTGGAGATGATCAAGCAATGACTTTTGCAGCTTTCGGAGTACATAAAGAGTTAGTAGAGGGTGGAGTAGATCCTACGTCTGACGAATATTATCGCCGAGTGGATGAAGAAATGCGAAATAATTTCCCCCATAAATTTTCAGAAGAGCAAGCTGCCCCCGTGCAACAGGTTGCTGCCTCTAGCCGAGGTGCTAGTGGACGAAAAACGTCACGCAAAGTAAAATTGACACCTAGTCAAGTAGCAATAGCTAAACGACTAAATGTGCCACTTGAAGAATATGCCAAGCATATCGAAGGAGTATAAAATGACAGAAGAAGTTAAAAATCCAGAAGTCACATCAGATCGAAACTCACGGTCTGCCGAGACACGAGCCTCTCAAACTCGCAGAACCCCTTGGACACCCCCGTCTATGTTAGACGCACCCAACCCTCCTCCTGGATATCAATTCAGGTGGATACGTGAGGCTACTAGAGGAGCAGATGATAAATCTAATATGTCAAAACGTATTAGAGAAGGATATGAACCTGTGAGAGCAGAAGATTATCCTGAGTTTGAAGCTCCAACAATTGATAGTGGTAGTAACAAAGGAGTAATTGGTGTCGGAGGATTAATTCTCGCTAAAGTTCCAGTTGAAACCGCTGCAGAGCGAAATGCTTATTTCCAAAATCAAGCAAAAGACGCAATGCAAGGAGTTGATCAAAACTATATGCGAGAAAGCGACCCTAGAATGCCTATTAAGGATAGTGATATCCAAAGGACTTCAAAGGTTGCATTTGGTAGTAGGAATAATTCCGACGATTAATAATAACTTGTATTAACAATAGGAGATAATTATGGCTAATACAGATAAACCTGATGGTTTTACCCCCGCATATCACATGTATGGTGGTGTTATTCGTCCTGCAAAAATGAGAATCGCTAGTGCTTACGGAACTGCTATTTATAGTGGTGATGTAGTTACTCTTGCAAGCGGTTACGTTAATCAAGCAGGCGCGACAAGCACACCTATAGGTGTTTTTTACGGGGTTTATTATACGGCGTCAGATGGCACACCTACGTTTTCAAAAGTATGGACAGCAAGTACCGCTACTCAAGGTAGCGCTGATGCTGAGGCTTTGGTATATAATGATCCTGGGATCGTTTACGAAGCTCAATTTACGGCAGGAACTCCTGCAGTAAGTTTTATCGGCAATAAGTACACTCTTTCAACAACTGCAGGTAGTTCAACTACTGGTAGGTCGAAAGAAGGTGCTACAGCAACTACCTCAAGTGGTGTCGCTTTATGTGTCGGGTTCGCATCGCAACCAAGCAACTCAATAGGTGCTTATGCGAGAGGACTCTTCACGTTCCCAACTTCAACATTCGCAGTCTAATTAGGAGAATAACATGGCTATAAACAGAGCACAACTCGTAAAAGAACTTGTCCCTGGACTTCATGCTCTTTTTGGACTAGAGTACGAACGTTACAACAATGAACACGAAGACATCTTCGACACTGAAAGTTCTGAAAGAGCTTTTGAGGAAGAAGTAATGTTAAGTGGATTTGGGGAAGCACCTACTAAAGGTGAAGGCGCTGCTGTTATCTACGATACTGCACAAGAATCGTGGACCGCTCGTTATACTCATGAAACAATAGCACTGGCTTTTGCATTGACAGAAGAAGCAATCGAAGATAATCTCTACGATACGCTTTCTTCTCGATATACAAGAGCACTAGCGCGTTCGATGCAACAAACAAAGCAAGTTAAGGCGGCTAACGTTCTTAACAACGCTTTTAGTTCATCGTATGTCGGCGGTGATGGAAAAGAGCTTTGCGCTACAGACCATCCTACTGTTGCTAATGTTGACATGAAGAATGAGTTGTCTACAGCGGCAGACCTTAACGAAACATCTATGGAGCAAGCACTAATTGATATTGCTGCTTTCAAAGATGAAAGAAATCTTAAGGTTAATGCACAGGCTAGGAAATTAATAATTCCGCCTGCGTTGCAATTCGTAGCGGACAGACTTATGGAAACTCCAGGTCGTGTCGGTACATCTGATAATGATATTAACGCAATCCGAAACATGGGAATGATTTCAGAAGGATATGTTGTTAATCATTATTTAACAGATACTGATGCTTTCTTTATCAAAACTGACGTTCCTAACGGACTTAAACACTTCGTTAGAACTTCCGTATCTACTAACATGGAAGGTGACTTCGAAACTGGAAATGTGAGATACAAAGCTAGAGAACGATACAGCTTTGGTTGGAGTGACTGGAGAGGCATTTTTGGCTCACCAGGAGCATAATTCATTTACGTGAATATGAAAGGGAGCTTCGGCTCCCTTTCTTTTTTAGAGTTAATGTTATAGAATGATAAAACAACTAGGGTTAACTTGTCCTACAGACTGACCTAGCAGACAATGCCAAGACGGTAGGACTTATTTTTTCAGGAGAAAAAATTATGGCAAAATCAACCTTTTCAGGACCTGTAAGATCCCTTGCTGGATTTATAAGTGCAGGCTATAACTCTGTTGTTAGTTTAACGGCTAACACGACCATAACGGTGGCGTCTCATGCGGGTAGGTTATTATTGTGCAATGATGCAGACGGGGTGTTTACCCTTCCCAGCATCGTTGTTACGGAACCTGCGGATAAAGGAGATCCAAACCAATTATGTAATTTAGGTGCACAATTCACTTTTGTTGTTGTAACAGCAGCGACAGATATGGACATCACAACTGATGGTACAGACAAATTTGTCGGCGGTGCTTATACTGGTATTGATGACAGCGCAGCAGGTAAAACTTTTATCTCTGGCGCATCTAATGACACCTTTACACAAAACGGCACAACTAAGGGCGGTTTAGCAGGAAGTATTGTAGTTATTACTGCAATGGCAAGCGCTAAATACCATGTTGCAGCACAGTTACTTGGTTCAGGAACTTTAGTAACACCATTTGCTGACGCTTAATAATTAGGAGAACCGTATGAGTTCATCAGATGTAAAAGCATCGGTACCTTTGACAGCTACTGGACAGTTACAAGGAACTATCGGTAGTGGAGCAGGGACAGCAACAAATTTGGGACCTATAAGGATCCAATCTGTTCAAGCTCAGGCAAGTGCTGCAGATGCCACTATAAAAGTATATGACGGTACCAGTGCTAGTAGCACTAAACTCCTAATGGAATTTAAATTTGGTAGTGCAGCAAATGAAGCATTTGATCATTACCTACCTAATAATGGAGTTAAGTTTTCTACAGGCGCATATGTCGTATTAGCAAATTGTGACTTTTTCGTTGCATATCACTGTTAATAATGGCAACGTCAGGTACTCGCGCATTTAATTTAGATGTTGCGACAGCAATAGAGGAAGCATATGAACTTGCGGGTTTAGAAGCCCGCACTTCATATGATGCGGTTACTGCTCGTCGCTCTATGAATATTATGTTTGCAGATTGGTCAAACAGAGGTGTTCAAATGTGGGAGATTAGCAAAGTAGAGCTAACTCTTACTGAAGGCGATAATGACTATTCTATTAACGCTTATGATGTAGATATTTTAGATGCCTATATTCAGAGAAGTGTTAATGATATAGTTACTGACTATGCTATTGATAGAATAGATCGTAATGAATATGTTGGAATCCCCAACAAAGCAACTAAAGCTCGTCCTACTGAATTTTGGCTAGAGCGATTGAAAACTCCTGTTATTCATCTTTATCCAACGCCCGAGAATTCAACCGACAAACTCATTTACTATGTGTGGCAAAGAATTCAAGATTCTAC